TAAGATGTTGTTAAGGTTAAGTTTTACTTTTTCTAAAGAAGCTAAAGCCTCCTTAGTTTTGTCTATTAACCCAACATCTCGCTGGCTACTTGGAATGCCAAACATACTTATAATATGCTTAGCGTTCTTGTTTGAATACCCTACATCACGCAAGGCTTTTTCTACGTCTTTTGGAGACGATGAATTTTTTACACTATCAACTTCTGCCATATCATTAGCAGGGAAGGTAACAATTGAAACTTCATATAAATCTAATTCTTTAAGAACACGAACGCCCTTAACTTTGTCCATTTCATAATCATTTGTTTTAAAGCCTATGGACATTTTATCTAATACACCCATCTTAAGGTTTGAATAGGTTTCAGCACCCTTTTCGGTCTCTAAATTAATTTGGCACTTTACATAAAGCCCCGTATCATCTTCATAAGCATCTACTATTAAGCCAATAGGTTCATCAGTTTTATGCTGGAATAATAATTTAGGTTTTCTTTTAGATAATGATTTTGCAAAAGCACCCTGAATAATAACGTCCCTATCACTATCAATATTATTAAACACTGAAGCATATCCACTGAAAACGCCTTTTTGTTCGGCACTTTCTTTTAATTCAAAATCACAATATTTTTTTAAAGTAAGGCTCATTAGCTATCTTATTTTTACAAAGCGTGTGATTTTAAATATAAAAATCAAGTATTATTTTGCGGAACGTATATTAACACGCATCTACAGTTAATTGAATTAGCTTCACTGGCATCTGTATCATTAGGACGGTCGAGATATTCCCCGCCTACATAAAACTTGTCGCCCATTGGTATAGGCTCACTTCCAGCCATACTTAAATGGTCTTGTCTTGTTCTACTATCAACCGTTGGCACCCATTGTTTAAGAAAGGTTAAGCCTAATGTATCGCTTGCATTATTAATAACCTCATTACTTGCATAAGTAGAGGCTCTATGTGTTTCCGTTCTTGCTATAGTAAAGCTTCTTGAAAAAGCTACGGCATCAACCGCCCTTATTCTTTTAGCTATTTTATCTACGCTTTCGCCTAGTTCATAACCTTTAGATATAGCTTTAGTAACCTTGTCTTTTGAAGTTTCGCTAATAAGCTTAGAGCGGTTAAGTGAATTAGAAGCAATAAAACGTTTAGCTATTTCTAGTGCCGATAGGTTTAAATCTGCCTTTATTTCTTTTTTAATAAATTCATTATATACAAGTCCTGCAAATCTATTTACAGTTAGTGTGTCATGGTCTTCTAGTATCTTTTGTATTATTTGCTGATGTTTTCTAACTAAGTAATCAGGAACTGCCCCACCTGAAAAGAACTCAAAAGCCTCTTTATTAAAGCGTTTAATTTCAGCCCTGTAGATTTTGGCAAACTTTCGCTCTATGGCATTAAGCTTTGCTAAATATTTAATCTGATATCTAAGCACTTTCACCTATAGGTACGCCTTGTTGATTAGTAATAATATCGCCCCCCTCAAGGTCATCCAAACCGAAATGCTTTCTTTTTTCGTTTAGAGTTAGGAAGTTTATAGAACTTAAGTCAAGCATTGCCTGCGTTCTTTGAGCGGCAATGGCAGGTATTTGCTCACTAAAGAAAGATACTCTCATATTATCAGGTAGCAGATTGCCACTTAATAAATCAAAGTATCTATTAGCTAAGGGAATAATAGTCGATTGGTAAAATTGTAAATTAGCTTGTTCTAAGTTTGCATAGGTACTTTCAGTTGGCAGAACTAATAGGCTAGGCACGCCAAAGGCACTACAAATTAACTGAATGTTTCTAGTTTGAGAGTTAAAGAACTCCATATCTTGTGCAGGTATTTGCGTCGCTGTAAATTCCAAGCCACCTTCTAGTATTATGGACTTACCTACATTCTTAATACCGTTCATCGCATCGTTTAAAGTTTTCTTTAGGTTTTCAGCCTGTTGCTCCGTTAATTCACTTGCTCTGCCATCAGCATTCTTAACGCTAAAAAAGCCTAATGGTCTACCGCCTTGGTTAAGCACTTGGTAATTCCATTGCAAAGTTTTCTTAACTATATCTACCGACTGTCCACAAGAATATAAAGGACTTAAGCCCTCAAAGGCACTATCAGGGTTAAAGTTATTCATACCAAATATTTGACTGAAGCCTTTACTGTCAAACAAGTAATCTTCTTTGCCTAAAGAATAACCTTTTAAAGCTAGCTTAGTTCTTTTATCAACGTATATAGGACAAACAGCGTCGCTTGGCACATTATACATTGCGCTAGCGTTTTGCGGGCTATCTTTATAAATAAAGGCTTGCCCGTATAAAATATATTGGGCAATAAAGCGAAAGGTAAAATCCTTGAAGGATGTTTTGCCATCAGGAAAGGCTAGTAATGTTTTTAATCTATTGTCCTTTATTCCATCTATTAGTTCATTGTTTAAATAGAACTTAGGGTCTAGGCAGGATATTTCTTGAGCTATAAGATTAACGCACCTTGCAACAATTATGTTTGAAAGGGCTTCAGTGTCTATCTGGTGTTTAGAAAAATTAGTAAAGGTGGAGTTTGCATACTCACTAAAGAACGAAAACCCTCCGAATGATTTTGTTTGTAAAGGCTCTGCTTGCTTAGTTAAGCTAGTCTTTTTATTTAAAAAAGGTATTTTCATAATATCCTAATGTTAGGAACATTTTTTGGTTTTGCAACATAATTTAAAAAGAGGGTGGTTGCGTCTACCAAATCATCGTGCTTAGCTAATGGAAAGCTTGTTAATTCAGCTACGTAATCCTTAACCCAAAAGGCATTAGAAGGCAAATGCACCCTTCCAGCTTCAAATATAAATGAACATTGAGCAAGACGACTGCCCTTGTCTTTATCTACCTGCACTGGGACTATAGGTAAATTGCTATTACGCCTTAAATCTTGTATTAACTGCTGTCCGCTAGATTTATCTTCTATAATAATCTTTTTTGGATTGAATTTTTCTGCCAGTTGCCTTGCCTTAGCTACTAAGTCAGTAAACACAACTCTATTTCTAAAGCAATCTAGTAAATAATACTCATTACCCAGCACGCCCCACGTTAAACAAACACTATAGTCATTAGTTTCGCTTGTTTTAACTGCCGTGTCCCAAGATTGATAAATTTCATTAAAGATAGGTTGCTGACCATAATATCTTAGGAAATCTTTTTTAATAATACCGCCCCCAATAGGCACGGGCTCTTGTAAGTATTGTGAAGCATAAGCATAAGAACCCAAGTCTTTTTGCAGTTGCTCTAAGATATCCTTGGGTTCTCTTGCGTTTAAAGTATCACCAGCCTTAACAACTTTTTTTTCAAGCCCTCCACTTAAAGGGTTTATCCATTCAAATGTAGCGTCTTCATTAAACTCAGCAGGTAGTTTTATTAGCCTCCACCCCTCTTTATTTAATAAAAAGCCCGTTATATCATCAGTATGTAGTCTTTGCCCTATCACTATTATTCTACCATTAACTTTGTCATTTAGCCTTGTTTGCAATTGTTGCTCAAACCAAGTATTAGCACCCTCCCTATAAGTTTGGCTTTGTGCGTCTATACCGTTTAATATATCATCACAAATAATAATATCCGCCCCTAGCCCTGTTAATGTTCCACCCGTTGAAGTAGCAGTCCTTGAGCCTTGACGCGTAGTAGTAAATACTTTTGTCGTGTTAGATACATCGCTTAATTGAATATGTGGAAAGCAAGCCCTATACCAATCTGACTGTACTACCTGCCTGCACTCTATAGAATGCTTTCTAGCCAAGTTGTCAGCATAAGAAGCACATATTATAGTTTGTGAAGGATTTCTAGCTAATAACCAAGCAGGAAAGGCTATAGTAATAAGCGTAGATTTCATACTTCTCGGAGGTACATTGACTATTAGCCTTCTATTTTCAGGGTCGGCTATAATAGAGGCAAGGTAGTCAATATGCCAATTGTGAATATATGGAGTGTTGGGGTTTATAGTTTTAAACACCTTCCTAGTAAAGAAAGACAAATCATTAGCTAGTATCTTAGCGTAAGTTTCGGTTTTAATTTTCATCATCTATAAAGTCATCGCCTGTTTCGCTAGGTTCAACTTTATTTTCATTTTCAGTAAGGTTTAGTAAAGCTTTTTTTAAATATTCCTTTTCATCTGTTTCAATATTCATATTAAGTTCAACTGGAGCACCATCTTTGCCAGTTATTTCGTTTTTTTGAATAGCCTTGCCGTCCGTCCTATCCATTATTTCAGCCATTGCCCTTAATCTAGTTTCAGCCTTAATGGTTTTAGAAGTCATTATATCTAATAGTTTAAAGGGTATAGCCCCCATAGCATCTATTTCTTTTGCTAATTCAGCCTTACCTTCAGCTAAAGCAGTTTGTTTTAATTTCTCGGTATATATATCTAATGCTAATTCTAAGCGTTCTTTTAACGCCTTTCTTTCTTTGTGTTTTTGCCCAAACGCAGTCCCACCTTTCTTGCCAAGCTCCCTTGCTCTTTCGGTGCTGTCTATGCCCTTTCCTTTAAGTAAATTGGGGTAATCCGCTTTTGTTTTTTTTTCAGTCATTTAATGAAAATTCTTTGTTGCAATGAGGGCATTTAATAGAATTGGTATCAAGGGCATCTAAACTTTCTTTATCATCTTCAATATCTGCGTCTATATCTTTTATTTCCAATCCCCAAGTAGTTAAATCTTCCAAATCAAAGTTATTGGCTAACAAATCATAGTCCCAGTCGCCCTTATTAGCATTTAGTCTTATATTTAATTCCTTTTCATCTTCCAAGGGTAAATCTAATATAACGCAATCAACTTCTTTAACGTTCATTTTTTTTAATTCCCTTACTCTAAAATGCCCACCAATTATAATATTATTCCTTTCGGCATTTTGGTTTACTATTACAGGCTCAACTACACCAAACTTAGTTAAACTTTCTTTTAAATGAGCTTCTTGCTGTTTAGTGGATTGGCGAGGGTTATACTCCGCTGGTTTTAAATCGGCTATTTTGAGCTTTTTTATTAACATAGTTTATTAATTTTCATTATCGCCCTTTTCTTTTTTTTCAACAACTAAGAAGTTTATATAATCACCTTCTTTAGTATTTTCTATTAATGCTTTAAACTCAGGAGAGATTTTAATTCCAACAACCTCTTTTCCATTCTTGTTAGATGGGTTATAACTTCCGCAAGTCCACCACTTGCCTAAGGCATTCTTAGTTATAAGATTTTTCATACCCTATAATTAGCACCACTAAACTAAATGTCAAATAACGCTTTACAATTATAAATTTTATAATTATATTGCTTTTAAGGCAATAATAAACTTAACAACTAAACTTATGAAAAACAAACAAAACACCTATAACATACCACAAACAGAATTATATAAAGGAGCCATTATATGCGTAAATCTACTTTCGGCAGTTCTGGCATTGTTTGTGGGTTTTTTAGTCTACTTGGGCATTACTTACTATAATCTTGCTTATCCTAGCGATAGTTTTTGTAAAACAAACTACGATAGTGGTATTGAAATAAAAGAAGCAAGGGGTTGTGAGGATTATTATTTAAGTAGGGGGTATTAGTATGAAAATGGTTAAGGTAAAAGCAAAGGTGTCTAAAAAAACTGATAAAGCTTATTTAATTAAAGGTGTGTGGTTTCCTAAAAGCCATGTTAATTTACTTAGTAGTGGTGAAGTAGAGATAGCCTCTTGGTTAATTGGAAAGCGTAAACAAGAGAGTAATAATTTTCAACAGGGCTTTAAGGAAAACAAATTAATTAAAGAGGTTAAATAATATGAACAACACAACCCACTTTTACCGCCCAGCTAACGACAATTTTCCACAAACTCCGTATATAACATCTATGGAAAGCTTGCGAACAGTTCTACTAAAAGAACAAGAAAAGCAAGGCTTTGTTTTTGCCGAAGATGTTTATGGTAGGGAAATAGAAAATATTTTTAACAATTAACAAGGGGAATAATATGCTAATTAAAGTTATAACTTGTATGATACAGAAAGAATGGCATGAAACTGCAAGCGGTTTTGAAATTACAGAAGATTTTAGATTTAAGCGTGAAGATAAATATCTTAATTTTGTAAAAACTTTTACGATTGGCGAAATACCACTGTCTCTTTTTAAAAATAAACATAATTTTTATTTGGGGTATTGGAAAGACAAAGAATTATTTATGTGCTACGAAGTTAGTAGGGCAAGAGGCACGCATCTAAAAAATTTAAGAACCCTTGCTAACAAACTTAATAAGTTAGGTGAGCAAAATATTAAAAATCAGCTTGAACAATACTTTGAACCAGAAGATAACAATCAGCAAGGGGAATAATTATGAAAAAAATAAGCAAAGAAGAATTAAAAGAACTTTATTACTCAAATAACACTTTTCCCCTTGCAAAGCAAATGGGAATATCTGTACGAGCTTTACTTAAGCTTTTAAGGGAAGCAGAAATACCTTTAAAAAGTAGCAAAAGCGGACAGGGAAAAAGAAAATTTAAATTTGAAAAGTAACCGAAGAACTATTTTTTAAAATAA